CAATTCGCTAGGAGGAGCCCAAACCATTTTGCTAGTGTTTGAGTCAAAGTATGGAATACCTTTAATATCAGTAGGTTCCCAAAGTGAAAGACGAACGTCAATAACATGAGCTTCTAGCTCGTCACCGAGTTGTTTGATAATATCTGACTTACCAATTCCGGGAGGACCCCAGAGGAAAATTGGACGTTTATTTTTAAATGCTTTACGCAATGAACGTTTCGCTCCATTAGGTCCAACGGTGCGGCTAAGAATTTCTGCCATTTTATTTCCTTTAAAAAGTGTGTTACAAGTGATAATCTGTTGCGCTATGTATGTATTATAGCACCACTTAGGAAATGTGTCAACTAGGAATTTAGCTGTCTAGATCTTTTTGGCGTTCATTCATGGCTTTAATAAGCCCAAATTTACGTATATCGTCCGAAAACAAATATAGTTCAAATGATTTTTTTTCGGAAAAAACTGTAATACTTTGGTTTGTAAGGTAATATGGACAGTCAATATACCTTTCCAAAAATATAATAGTTTGGGGACTTAGTTCGATTGGTTCAGTAAATGGAATTTCGTATTCTTTAAGTTCCAATTCCGAAACCAAAAATTCATAACCTTTATCACTTAGACGAAAGGCGTTATCTTTTCCAACACGGTTTGATTGCCACCATGTTCTTGAATACATATCAACATTTGTTTCGTCAATGGTTTTGCCCCATTGTTGTAAAAATATTTTTGTTAATAAGTTTCGTGAAATCATTTCACGATGGTGCCTTGTGTTAATTTAACAACTTGGAAATCTTCAGTACCAAATGTTAAGTTTAATTTTTTAGCAAGATTGTGTGCGTGACCAGGATTACTAAACGATACTTTTTTGTACTTAGGACCTGGATAAGATGTTAAGCTATTAAAACTCTTCAAATTGAAAGGCTCAGCTTTATAAAAGACAGCCCAGATGGCTTCAGCTTCTAAAACTTGTTCAGCTTTGTAAGTTTTTTTGTTAGTGTATTCTAACAGTATTTTTGGTTTAGGTCGACTCATGATGCGTAATTCCAATTAATTAACTACGCATATATTTATCTCTTATTTCTTGTCTTCGAACCCACCACCGTCCATACTTAGACTAATAACTTCAGTATCTTGACTGCGTTTAAGCTCGTTAAACATAGATTCGTAGTTAGTATTAAGTTTATCCATACATTCTGCTAATGCAAGAGCCAATAAGCGAGATTGTTGTATAGATAACTTAATTTCTTTGGCCTGACTAGATTCTGCGCTTCTTACTTGTTGTATAAATTGTGTAAACGGCGTTAAATTAATTTGATTTTGCATTTGCAAGTACCTGTTTCATTTCAAACTCTGTTTTAAACGGACCTTTGTACGGGTAGCGTTCAATGGTAATAAGTTTAGGACAGTGACTTTTAACCCATCCTTTATCAAATTTAATAATGTAGTAACCGGCACAATACAAACTCTTGCTGGCATTTGACTTTGTAAATAGAGGAAGTTTACGTTGAACATCATACATTGGATTAAAAGGTTTACATGATGTTGGATAACCGTGGCATTCACTTGGTTCGGTAGATGTAACTTTTACTTTTTCACTTTTTAGAAAAAATTCTTTACCAAATTCTTTCATCAAATCATCTTTTTTATTAAACATCACTTCTCCGTTAGTACTTGACAGTACGAACTTATTATTTTCTTTTTTATGTAACGTGGCAATTTTATTGCCATCTTTTTCTACAATCCAAAATTTGCCATCTACAATTGGCTTTGCGTGTATCTCTGTCATTTTTTAAACCATCCTTTAATTGTTTGCCAAAGATTATAATATCTAAAATGATAATCTGTTAGCATAGGTGGCTGGTGCGGGCAACGACCCTGCCTCCAATCACACCCTAACTTAATTTGTTCACCGCATGTATCGCATTTCATTAATCTGCCTCTCCGTCTTTATTGTCAGGTTTAGGATTATCTACACTCCAGGGCCAACTAGTTTTAGGATCAGGCCTGGGTTTTAATGTTACATTCTCTTCGATAATTGTGCCATCTTCGTCACATAAGCTAATTTGATAAGGGCCGATGATCTCAAGATAGTCATCTTCAACTTGCCAATTGTGGGTGCCATCAAACAGCCAAGCCGCACCGCCCATATCCGGAACATTCTCATCATCGGGGTCACCATCATAGTAGAACTTTTTAATATTCTCTTGTTCTTCTTCAGTTAAGTCATCGCTGAAAGACCAGTCAATAGCACAACTATCTTCAAGTTCAGAACCCCAGCCGCAATCAGTCCGTGCGTGAGCGGTTAGTTCACCTTCGTAAGGCAGATTGCAATCCAACTCTGCATCTACAAATCCTTGTCCCCAACGATAGGTTTCGCTCATGTTAAACCAACTGATAGTACCGTCTTTGTTCTCTCGGAACATTTCGACATGCCATACAATGCTTTTCTTTTCAAGAGGTTTAATTAGATAAACGTTAGACATTTTGTTCTCCTTGATATTTTGCCTGAAATGGTTCAGCATATTGCTGAATGTTATCTGCAATCTTTTTCATATCCCACTGATTGCAGAATTTAAGCATACGAATACCAACCTGTGTAACATCTTTTGAAACACAGTCGACTTCAATAGTTTTGTTAATAAGTGCTCTAATGTCTGCAGGTTGTGCAGTTAAGTCAACTAGTGTAACATTGCGTTGATAGTCTTCTAATACACGGTGCTCTTGTCCGTTGTGATCAACCCATCTCTGCAGCATGAGATTGTTCCACGAAAATCCTTTGCTGTTACGATCTTCGAACGCTTCAGTAAGACCAACTTTGTTTTTAGTACCTTTAACACGTACACCTGGATACGCTGAGAAGACATTATCACTGGTATCACCACGCATACATTTTTCAAACAAGAGCCATTCTGGATTTGGGACGACTTTGTCTTCGCCTGTTTTCTTGTCTTTAACACGTTTACCTTTTGCATCAAAGATTCCTGTATGTGTAATATGATGTTCTTGAACACCGTTATACTGACTTACATTTGGAGCAATTAATTGATAAAAGTCGCTGTCTGTTGATATGATAACATGATTTGCATCTTTATGCGTTTGAATAAAGCCTGCAATCAAATCGTCTGCTTCTAATTGCGGGTGTTGTAATACTGTACAATTAGTTTTTTCTGTAATAAAATTCTTAAATTCGTCAAAGGCTTCCCAGAATAGTTTATCTTCATCTTGTTCACGTTGCGTCATTGCTGCACGAGTTTCTTGCCTATTAGCTTTATAAGGCTTATAAAAGTCTTTGCGCCACGAGCGACCTTCGAGACAGAACACTACATGTTTCCCCTCAAAGTCATTCCATGCTTTTTTAATACTATTAAAAGTAATATGAAAAGCCATGCCCAACTTAATGTCAGCACTGCCTTGAACTACGTGCCTAGCACGAAAGAATGTGTTGGCTGTATCAACCAAAATGTATGTCATTTATAATATTCCATATCTGCAGCAAAAACAAACCGGTATTCATCTGAATCAGTGATTCCGGGCCTATGCCATAGTTTACTAGGATATATGTTCCAAGTCAAGTTGTTTGGTTTCAAAAAGAATGTATCTTGAAAATTTGGAGATCCGTCCATTGCAAATTCGGTGCCTGTAATGTCTGGATTCGATGTAGTAGGTATATGCACGTACCAAATTCCACTTAATGTATCCGTAGTGCCATCGTTATCGCTAATATGATGATTGTGCCACATGTTATCTCTATCTTCTGCATCTTTGACACTAGTCATGAAAACCCAACTCATCATATTTTTAATACGAACTTCGCGTCCTAAAAACATAAAACAGGAGTAGACAAAACTTTGGCGCATTTTAAGCATGACCGGATCTTGCCTAAAAAATAAATTTTCTTTAGTTTGAAACTTTGGACTATTGTGAAAATAGTTTCCCGAGTCGATAATTTCTTTAGACAATGATTTTAGTTGAATTATATCGTCTTGTGTAATCAAAGACGAGAAATTATATTGATCAATGTACTCGTTTTTTTCAAGTATTTTCATTCTACTTCAGCTTTCCCGCCACCAAGTTTAGTTACATTAATATAACCTGAACTTCTATTAGAATCTAAACCTTCTTCAGCTAACATGTTTCGTGCCAAGTCTCTGAACCATCGATCCACAATTTCTTCTTCTGGATCGTTATCAAATCCGTAGCCTGCTTTTTTTAATTCAGTAATAAAATTATCATTCCAATCGAGTTCAAAGAACCCGTTGCGTACATTATCTGGATTTACTTTTGTATCCAAAACTGCAACCCACGACTCGCCTCGAGCAGTGGCACGTTCTTTTGGAGTCAGTTTAGCCTGTATTTCGTCTGCTTTGGCCTTGGCTGTTTCTGATTGTGCTTGTTCTTTTTCTGCAAGTATTTTATCAATACCAAACAGTTTTCTAATAAATTGTTTCATTAAGTTCCCCACTCATTTTTAAACAATGGTACTTGTAGTCTGTCACTATAACGTAATCCGTTTTTCATAGCCAACAATGCTACGTTTTTATTATTCATTGCGTAGACACTTTCAACACCGCCGACTGGCATTAGATAAACATGCCCTTTGAATCCTGCTTTACGATAAGCCGCAATAGCACATTCGGCATCAGCAAAGTCTTGTTCTGTAGCAATAACAAATTTCAAATATGCTGTACCAACTTCTTCGTATTCGCAAACTACTTCTGGCAGAATTGCTTCTTCCCACTTCTCGCCACTACATGGAAGTTTAGCACTTACACTAAATGTAAGTTCTCTGCCTACTACACTATTCCATTTAGCCAAGAAGCCCTTAAACTCCGGAGTAAGACGCTGGGTACCATTTGTTTCAAACGTAATTTCTTTTAAGTCACGCATCTTAGTGTTATTAATTAAATCTGGATAAGCACGTTGCCAACCTAGCAACGGCTCACCACCTGTAATAACTAGATGCTCGTCCTTCCAATGATCTTGCGGAAGAATCTCCATAATACGATCTGCGATTGCTTCACTAGTAAGCATTGGACTCAAATCTTTAAACGCAGGATGCCAACTTGCATAGCTGTCACAACCTGTAGATACTAACGGCAAGTCTTCATATTTTTGAAATGACTCAATGTTTGCATGAGTGTATGCAATATCATCTGCTTCAATACTAATTGTGTCACGTGGCATGCCAAAACCAGCACATTTAAAGTTACAACCGAATGTGCGTAGAAACACAGACGGAACGCCCATGTAGCGTCCTTCACCTTGGATACTGTAAAACAGTTCCGCTATTTTAATTTTACTCATCTTCGTCTCTTTCTAAAAACTGACTTACTTGATGTTCTGCATCTTGAATTGATTCTGCCCATACAGTAAATGTAGCAATGCCTTTACTAGCGTATAAATCAAATGGTACTGTACCTTGCGGTAACCAATTCTCGCCTACTTCGCGTTTAATTTCAAACTTATTTAGGTCTGTAGTTTTCATACGATAGATAAGTTCGTCTGTTAATTGTTTTGCTGTGGTCATACACAATCTCCTTCTTGTGCAATCATCGTCATGCGCCTGCCATTTTCACGATTGATTTTATCTTTTGCTCTAAATTCTTCAACATCTGTTATAGCACTCTTTAGAGTTTCTGCATAGTTAAGAGCTTGTTGTTTATTTAGGTGTACACTTGACTCGGTATCAATATAGCCTTTAGTTAACAATGTCCAAATATGATACCATCGGGTCTTTGACCAAAAGTTAGTTTTACCTGTAGTGTAGACAGTAACAATAATATCGTGTTGGTCTGCTTCGATCCAAATATTATGATTATGATTTTCATCACCACACCCACAAGCAACGCGATAGACTCGACTATCTCCCCAATCGTTTGTTTGCATTATACCTTCTGCTGGAATTTGTGATTTCATTGTATCGAATGCCTTTTAAAAGTTTTAACTTTGCTTCTGCTTTCTGATATGCTATCAACCATCTGATTGTATTCATCTTCGCTCATAGCACTTTTATAAATGGTTAATGCTTGCGTCATCATAATAGCCGCAACTTCCATAGGACTATTTTCCGTACACATGTGATCAGCAAATTCTAAAAAGTTATTGTAAAGACGTTGTAATTTATCATCGTTCATCGTGGCGCAAACTCCTGTTGCATTTTAATATTGTCCATGAATTCTTTCTTAGTACCCATGTCATCTTTAAATGCACCTTTGAGAACAGTTGTTTGTGTTAGACTAGAGTGTGCCATAATGCCACGATTCTCGCAACAACCATGCACTGCTTGGATATAAACTCCTAGGTCTTTTGCACCTGTGGCTTTTTCTATTTCTCTTGCAATATCGTTGCAGAGTTCTTCTTGTAACGTTCCTCTGCGGGCACACCATTGTGCAATACGAGTGTACTTAGATAATCCAATAAGTTTTTGAGCCGCAATAATACCAATGTAAGCAACACCAGTAACGGGCTGATGATGATGACTACACATAGAGCGAAGCTCACTACGTACAACCAACATACCCTCATAGCGGTCTGCCGAGTCGTTTGGAAATGCTGTTGCGTCTGGTGCTGAGTCATATCGTCCTGCCATAATTTCATTAAAGTACATTTTAGCAAGACGTCTTGCTGTACCTTTACTATTAGGATCATTTTCTCTATCAATAAGCAAGCGATCAAGTACTAGTTCAAATGCTTCTGTTGCTTCATCTATTAGTTTTTCTTTATCGCCTTCGTGCAAGAAATCGCTAATATTATCGCCAGCCCAGAACCGTTTACCTTCACGTTTCATTTTAAAGCGAAGATGATCGCCTAAATATGCTTCTTGATATCCACCATCACCCGACATTGCGTCAAGTGCTGTTTCTTTTTTAATATATACGGGCTTGCCCAATGGCTCGTATTTGTCCTCAATAAACTCTCGATCAATGGGAGTGTTCATTGTTGGGTCTGGTTTAAATTTTGTTGTCATTAATTTTCCTATGTTAAGGCAGAGGTATTGCCATATGTTTATTATACAATCTTATTTAGGTTTTTGCAACTCTTTTTGAGCATTTTTTATACGTGCTTGTCTGCAAGCCTCTTTCATCTGAGGTGTAAAATCTGGAATTATTTCACTCCATGTACAATTAATTACAACGACGTCTCCACGTTTTGGTGCAAAGAAAAACATAAAAGCGATTGCAATCAAAAAAGCGATAACTACCATCGCAATTTCTATATTCGTTCGGAGAGTAGAATCTTGCATAAGTCTGCATCCTTTTTGTTTTTAAAAGTAAAGCTCATGTAATCATGTTCTGGTTTTGATTCGTATCTGTCACCAGGCAACCCAAATACTTCTAATACCATAGCGCAAGTTTCGTTCCACCAAAAACCATTCTGGTTATCCCACACCACTGTTATAGTATTATCGTTGTTCACGTTGTTCACGTTCTAACATTTTTAGTTCGTCGTTTAAATATGCTCTATATTCACTTAACACTTCGAATTTACGACTAGCATCGCCGGTTCGTTGTAATTCTGCCATATCTATATCTACTTTAGCAATTTTTTCTTTTAATGCTTCTATAGTTAATTTGTCTTCGGCACTCATTCTTTTCTCCTACTACCAAATCGTAATCCAGTAGCACTACCAAACAGTAATAAAAACGCAGCCCAAGTTTCCCATGTATATGGAATTGCTAACACTGGAAACAATGTATTCAATGACCAAATACCGAGTAACGGCCCAACAACAATTACTACTACTAGTAGTGTAATTCCTAAAACTAATTTAATTAATGATTTTATCATAACCAAAACTCTTCCCAAGGATAAACTAACCAACAATCTTCTTCTGCTTTGTTTACAGTCCAAACATAATAATCTGGATCCTTAACCTGACTTGATTGATTGTGTGTTAGTACTGCAAAGCGAACACTATCTCCCCAAACAGATTCCCATTTAGGATCATCTGGAAAACATCCACTTGGCCAATCGTTTTTGATCCAATTAATAGTCGAACCTTGATCGTTAATGTCGTCGACAATTAAAATCTTTTTACCATTAAATGCATCTTCAGCCATGCCTAAATTGCTAACAGTATCGCCACCGTCACGTAGACTAATATCTAAGCTATTCATCTTAACACCAGTATATTGGCTTAACAAATTCGCAGGTATTAATCCACCTCGACCGATACCTACTATATAATCAGGACGCCAATAATGATTGTGCATTTGTCTAGCAATCTCTAAACATGCACCCTCTACTTGTTGCCAGTCGTAATAAACTTTCTTCATGCAGTTAATCCGTATGCTAATGCTTGTAATTCTTCCTTAGTCATGAAGAAGTTATAAGTTTGACTATCGGCAACTTTGCCGTCTTTCAAACTTTCTTGAATAATGTCAAGACTAAACAGACCTTTAGGATTAATTACTTCGTGTTTTTCTAAACGAATTCTAAATCCTTCGTTTTCTTTAATAGTCATTTCTTTAGCGGTGTGTGCTACTGACTCGTGTAATTCTTTCATCATTCTTCTCCTTTGATTGCTTCGAATGTTCGGTACTTTCCCAATGCTGT